ATGACAAAGAAACTGCCAGTTTATAGGCTAAAGAAAAAAATGATTAAGGCGATTTATGGTTTTGATATTGTTGAAATTTAATACCTTTGAAAAAAAATACAGGCAACATGCAGGCAAAGATTTCGGCCATTAAGGCAAATAGTAAAAATCCGAGAGTCATAAAAGATGATAAGTTTAGGAAGTTAGTCCAGTCAATTAGAGAGTTTCCTCAGATGTTAGATAAAAGGCCTTTAGTGTGCTTTACGGATGTTGATGGAAAGTATGTCGTATAGGGTGGAAATATGCGCTTAAAAGCTGCTCAGGAAGTCGGGTTAAAAGAATTGCCGATATTATTAGCTGATGATTGGAGCCAGGAGCAAAGAGATGAGTTTTTAATTAAGGATAATGTTGGTTTTGGAGAATGGGATTGGGATCAATTAGCAAATGAATGGAATGAGGAATTGTTAGATAAATGGGGTTTAGATTTACCTTTAGGATTTGATGAGATAAAAGAAACAAAAGATATTCCAGATATAGGAGAAATAGAATTTTCAGAGGAGTTATTATTAGAACATAATTATATAGTATTGTATTTTGATAATCTGATGGATTGGGAAGTTGCGCAGGAATTATATGGTTTAAAAATGGTAAAAAGCAATGTGACTGAAAAAAGCAGAAAAATAGGAATTGGCAGAGTTATAAATGGAAAAAATTTTATATAATGGATGTTCAGGTTATAATACCATCATATAAAAGGTCACATGATTTAAAGGGTAAAGATTATTTTAGCATGGCTAAATATTGCGTACCTGAAAGCCAATATAATGATTATTTAAAAGTTTTGCCAAAAGAAAGAATAATTACATTACCAGATCTTGAGGATGGGGATATTGTAAAAAAAAGAAATTGGATATTAAAAAATATACCAATGCCATTAATTATGATTGATGACGATGTGAGTAAATTAGTATTTTGGGATAATAGAAAAGAAAATTATTTAAGTAAAGAATATCCAAAAGATTTATTAAATGAATTATTTTTAGAATTTATAAGTTTAGCAATTCAATTTAATGTAAAATTGTTTGGTGTTGCTCAAAATAAAGACGATAGGCAATTTAAAGAATTTACTCCATTTAATTTATCTAATATAATTTTAGGGCCTTTTCAGGGGCATATTGATCATGATTTATTATTTGATAGCAGAGTAGGCAGTAAAGATGATTATGATATGGCGTTACAGCATTTACAGAAATACAAAAAAGTATTAAGGTTTAATAAATTTGCTTATGAATGTGAGCATGGGGATAATAAAGGTGGGATCGTAAGTTACAGAAGCAAAGACAAAGAAATTCAATATTGTAAAGCCATTATGATAAAATGGGGTAAAAAAATTATTCAATATCAAATACCTCCAAGAAAAATTACTGATTTATTAAATGCAAAAAAAGTAAATATTCCAATTAAGGGAGTTTAAATGAAAAAACATACTAAGATATATTTAACTTACTTTGGCTTTGATCAATCGGATTTTATTCCTTGCGAGATATGCGGAACTCAGGCCAATGATATACATCATATTGAATGCAGAGGTATGGGCGGAACGAAAGAGCCTGAGAATATAGATAACTTACAGGCAGTTTGCAGAAATTGCCATATTAAGTATGGAGATAAAAAAGAGTTTAAAGAGTTTTTAAAGGAGGTGCATAATGATTACAAGCAGAGAAGAGGCTTTAAAGAGGGGTGGAAATACTCAGTTTAAAAAAGGTGTATCAGGGAATCCAAAAGGTACGCCAAAGAAAATACCGCAGTTAGATGTATTACTGGCCGATGTTTTAGGAGAGGAGAAAGATGGGATTGAGGCTGCAAAAGCTATATTAATGGCATTGAGATCTAAAGCGGTTAAAGGAGATGTTAGGGCAGCAGAGGTCTTATTAGACAGAGCCTATGGCAAAGCAAGTCAGAGCCTTATTTTAGATGGAAATTTAAGCCTTAAAGTCCCTGCGCCAAATGTTTATAATACTGCTCCGCCATTGCCTCACTCTGAGAATGAAGTAGATGTTTAATTGTAGCCCAGTTTTTTATGAAGCATACACAACTAAAGAAAAGGTTGTAATTTTACAGGGCGGAACTGCATCATCAAAAACTTATTCTGTCATGCAACTGCTTTTCTACAAGGCGGTTAATGAGGATCGGTCAGTAATTACAGTTGCTGGGGAGTCTTTGCCTAACTTGCGCAAAGGTGCTTATAGAGATGCGGAAAGTATCTTTGCTGATAATAAATACCTACAATCTCAGTTAAAGTTTTGGAATAAGACAGAACGTATAATCTATTTTAAGAATGGATCCCTGATTGAGTTTGTATCATTTGAAAATGAGCAATCTGCAAAGAATGGAAAGCGTAATTACTTATTTGTAAATGAGGCAAATGGTATAAGCTACCAAATTTACTGGCAGTTAGCAATTAGAACTAAAAACCAAATCTACATTGATTATAATCCTACTAATGAATTTTGGGCGCATACTAAACTAATTGGTCAGCCAGACACAAGGTTAATAATTTCAGATCACCGGCATAATCCATTTTTAACGGATGAGGACCATAAACGAATTGAGGACATTAAGGAACTTGATTTGGAGTTATGGCATGTATATGCAAGGGGTCTGACTGGTAAAATTGAGGGTGTAATCTTTAGGAATTGGGCAGTATGTGAGGCTATCCCAGAGGATGCGGAGTTAATAAGCTATGGGATTGACTTTGGATTTACGAATGATCCGACAGGAATAATTGAGGTTTATAAATCATCTGGGGAATTGTGGGTTAATGAGATGTGCTACGAAACCCGATTGACCAATATGGATATTTGCCAAAAGTTAAGGGATTTTAAAGTTAGTCCAGAGCAGGAGATTATTGCAGATAGTGCCGAGCCAAAGTCTATTCAGGAGATTTATGCAGAGGGGTTTAACATTCATGGCGCAATGAAAGGGCCTGACAGTATTAAGCAAGGGATTGACATTCTTAAAAGATACAAGATAAATGTAACCGCAAACAGTCATAATCTAAAAAAGGAGTTTTATTCCTATATTTGGAAAAAAGATAAAACAGGCAAATTACTAAATGAGCCGATTGATGCTTTTAACCATTTGATTGATCCGCTGAGATATGTGGCGTTAAATAAATTGGCATCAAAATTTGTACAGGAATATTCATTTGAATGGTAACTATGGGCATACTACAAAAGTTTTTTAAGGCTGATATTGAAAAGGCAGCTGAAAATCAATTACAGGCTTTGATGCCAGGATTACAGAGAGATATAAGCGCTAACCTTTACAATCAAAACGTATTTGGATGGATAGGCAATAATCAGGTCATAGTTGATTTTGAGGATAAGGCAAAGTTTGTAGAGCAAGGGTTCCAGAAGAATGCAGATGTTTATACCTGTATTGATATTATAAGTAAAAAGGTAGCTGAGTGCGCCTATGCCTTATATGAGATAAAAGAGGGTGTAACCAAAAAGGATTTAAAGATGTATGAAAATATGTCTATGGCTGAGGGCGCATCCGCTAAGATGAGAACTTTGCAATTAAAGGAGCAGATGTTTAATCAGGTTGAAAGCAATCCAATTCTAGACTTATTAGCTAAACCAAATCCATTGCAAACTTATGAGGAGTGGATGACTGATTTGGCAGGGTTTTACCTATGTACAGGCGATGGCTATATTTTTGGCAATGGTAAGGATGAGGCAATGACTGAAAAGCAAATTTGGTCGCAGTTGTATTGTTTACCGAGTCAATGGGTTGAGATTATCTCAGGCGGGATGTTTGAGCCAATTAAAGGTTATGCATTAACATCTATTTATATTGAAGAGATACCATTACCTGCAAGTCAAGTGGCACATTTTAAATCATTTAATCCAGACTTTACATTAACAGGTGCGCAGCTATATGGGCAATCGCCTATTAAGGCTATTTACAGAAACGTACTAAAAGAAAATGAAGGCGATAATGAGTTATTAAAGCAAATCCGTAACGGTGGTGCAATGGGCTTTATTTCGCCTGATGGGCAGGGCGCTGCATTGACTAAGGATCAAATGAACTTGTTGAAGGAGAAAATAGTTGATGCAAAGCGCGGAGAGAGCTTAATGGATCGTATATTCCCAAGTTCAGGACCGCTTAAATGGACTCAAATCGGATTGCCCTCAACAGATTTACAATTAATTGAAAGCTTAAACATAGATACTAAAAAGATATATACTGCTTTTCACGTTCCTATTCAATTCTCAGGTAGTGAGTCGGCATCTACGGATAATAACATGGGTTGGGCCTCTAAGCAGTTGATTTATAACGCTACGGCTCCATTATCTCGCAAGATTAGAGATGCAATAAATAAGTTTGTTTGTGAGCCATACGCAAAGGCATACGGAAAGAAATATTACTTTGATTTTGATTTTAGTAGCTATCCTGAGATGCAAGAGGATATGCAAAAGCTAACAGAATGGCTGGCTAATTCATATTGGATTAATCCGGATGAGAAACGTATTGCTCAGGGTTATGATAAGATAGGCACTCCGGAAATGCAGAAAGTTTATGTACCGGCTAACCTGGTTCCAATTGAGGATTTAAGTTTAGATCAGGCATATAACAATGCAACCATAAATGGCAAGTAGTGTAAAATACCACAAAACCTATTTAAAGCTTCATAGTGAATATGAGGAATATGCCTATCCGTTAATAAGAAAGGCATTAGATGAGCAAATAGCTGCTATTACTGATTTTACAAATGAGGATAATTTTGATGATTTACAGATATACATTCAGTTCTTGGTAGATCAAAAACCATTATACACCGCATTGGAGCGAATATATGGCAGGGTTGGTGTATCAGCTGCAACATTCTCATACGACTGGATTAGAAATTCAGTACCTAAAAGCAGAAAGGATTTTATAATTGATTTTTTTAATCCTCAGTGGTATATTGAGATGGTTGAGTATTTTCGTTTAATCGGAGGCAATAAAGTAAGCGGAATTGATGAAACAACTATTGATAAAATTAAAAACGTATTGGCTAATATATTGGGCCAAAATTTAAGCCGTAGAGATCAGGCAAAGTTATTTGAGCAAACATTAAATGATCCGGCATTTAATCGTGCCAGGTCTTTAGTAATTGCTAGGACCGAGTCCACAACCGCTGCAAATCATGGGATTAATGTAGGTGCTGAAAGTTCAGATTATGAGGTTGCAAAGTTTTGGATTAACACAAAGGATAAGCGTACAAGGAGATCACATTTATTAATGACAAAGGAACCGATTGCAATTAATCAGCCTTTTATAGTTGGTGGAGTTCCAATGTTGTATCCAGGCGATCCATCTGCACCTGCAAAGGAAGTTGTAAATTGCAGATGTGTTATGGCTACTGAGGCAATAGTTGATGCGGATGGATTACCGATATTAAAGCCGAGAACACCTCCATATTTGAAAGGATAATTAGTATTTAAAAAATTAATATATTTGTAAAGATGAAAGGATTATTGGAATATAAAAACTTTACTGCGGAAATAAAGGACATAGATGCCAAATCAATGACTGTTACAGGTTACTGGTCAAAATTCGGCAATGTGGATTATGATGATGATATTATTGCATCAGGCGCAGCTAATAAAACAATCGCAGAACGTGGGC